TTCGTGCGCCAGTCCTAACCATACCTGACTGACTATATGTAACAGCAGAAAATGCGGCGGTTAGACCATAACTAAAGTCACCGTCAGCGTGGTCAGTGCTACTACTCATGTTAAATGAATTTGTTCTTACTGCATCTGCTTCAGCATAAACCCAAGCCTTCGCCAATCCCTGTTGCAGATTAGTCGTGGTTGAGTTGCCTTCACCTGTCACGCTAATAGAACCAGCCGTGGTTACTCCTGTGATTGTATCTACTTTGAGTTGACTAGCCATTATGCGAGGTCTCCGTGTTGTATTACATAAACAAAATTTCTATCACCTTTTGTATTTGAACCTGAATATATTTCGTGGCGAGTTGAAGTTGTGTTTACGGCTACACAAGATGTAAAAGAATTAGCTGGGTCTGTTACGCTATTACCATTACTGCCCACGGGAGCCATATTATTAGTGCTATCAAACGCATTAGATAAAGTTATGGTATATTCACCTGAAGCGTGGTCGGTAAACCCACTTACGTTAAGTGACCCACGGGCTGATATAGTACCTGCTGAACCATCAAAATTAACCCAACCTTTAGCCGCACTCTGCTTAGTCAATCCAACAGGACCAGTGCCAGCCTTATCTGCAATAGTATCTACATTCAATACGCTGGTCATACGATACTCCAATATCCGTTAACAGTGACGGTGGCATTGTCCTGTGTAATCGGACCTGCACTCACGCCATTCTCATCTGCATCAATAGTAACGTCTGCCGTTATGCTTTGACCATTCAAGCGGATGATACTGTTGTTACCTTTGAATGGGTAGCGTGTGTCACTCTCTGTCACTGTGTAGCTGTTGGCTACAGAGAATACATCGTAGGCTACCATCTCAACTACGTCACCAGATGATGCACCTGTGACCAACACGACTGTTGTGCCTGTAGTGGCAGTGTAGTCTGTTCCCGGTTTAAGTAGTACACCGTTCTGATACACGTCCATGTACAAGCCATCTTGATAGGTAAGTACCTTAGAGTCAGCATCACTACCAGAGAAGCTAGTCTGCCCTGCTGTGGCCTGATATACGAAACGGTTACGTACACCGTTCTGGGGGGATTTACCTATGTATGGCATTATGCGTCCTCTAGTGCTTGAACTTTAGTCTCAAGCGTTTCAATACGTTCCATTGCCTCTTGCAGTGCCTTGACTGCTTTCATGTAGAGGATGGAGTATTTGACATGTTTAATATTTACATCTGGGTTTGCAATGTCCCACGTTTCATGAACAAGGCCAGACATACCTGCATCTTCAACTTCTTGAGCAATAACTCCAAGCTGAGTGGGAGTATCGGATGCTTCTGAAATCAAGCTGTACTTTCTAACCTTTAAGGATTTTACATCATCCCATTGAGAAGATGCGTCTTGAATGTTTTCTTTTAAGTTTAGGTCAGAAATCGCACCATAAGAGTTATTCACGTTTTGGACATTGCCGTTGGGTCTAACGATAAAAACACCAGAACCGCTTGTGTTAGTGCCATAAAAACCAGCATCACCCGAACTGTTATCACCTGTAAACGTCACTCGACCTGTTGTTGTTCCTGACTTACTTATATGAACACCAAGTGTTGTGTCATCTGGCGTAACTTTCCCAACAGAAAGTGCTCCTGACGCATCAATTCGCATTGTTTCGTCTGTCGCAGAACCATCGGTTTTCTTAAAGATAATTTCACCATCAGCCGAACCATCTCTAGCCGTAATAATAAGCGCACCGCTAGTTGCTTGGATTGTGGCAATATCGTTTGTACCTGACGAGTCAGTCATCGTGATGGTTGGGTCATCACTTGTTAGAGTAAGCCCACTAGATAGTGTGCCTACTCCGCCGCCGTTTACTTTAGTTAACGCCACAGTCTATCTCCCTTATGCGTATGGGCTATCGCCAAGTACAGCCGTATCCCAAGCTGCCTTTAGTTTAGCAATGGTATCAGCACTTGTAATAGCCGATGCCGCTGGTGCGTTGCGTAGTGCCGCTTTCTTAGCTACTGATGCTGCCTTTGCGTCTGCATCATCAGCTTCAAGTGCCTTCATGTACACTACGTCTTCTGCCTCTAGCAGTGGACCACGTACTTCACGGATTTTATCTTGAAAGATTGTTTTGGCTGCTGTCATATCTTCTGTTATGACTGTGCCACTCAATGACCATGCACCACGGAAGTGACGGTCAGCAGGGACAGTTGCAGTTGAAGCATCAATCTGATTCCCGTCCTTGTCTACGATGTATGTTTGTGCCATTAGGTTTCTCCTCTTAGGCTGCTAAATCAGTGACGCTAAGTTCTTCAGTAATCTTCCAAGCATTGCGCCACTCACGTGAGCCGGGAAGCTGTTCTTTGCGGCAGATAACCATCTTTGGTTTGTTGCCTTGATTCCAGTTCTGCCATACAGATTGTGGGCAGTCTTTCATAATTAAGTATTCAATAGCTTGTTCTTCGGTTAGAGCATCAATAGGCTTGGTGTCATGTAACAGGTAGCCACGAGTATGCTTCTTAAAGTCTGGTTGTGCTTCATCTTTTGCTAGTTCCCAGTACACTTCAACAGGAGGCAAGATACCGCCCTGCAACGCACACGCCATCCAGTTAGGGTCAGGAACCAGTATCTTTGCACACTCATCTACGCTGTCCTCATACACAACACGATAGTCAGACTGATGGCCTTCTAGGTTTTCCTTTGCCCAGCATAGGCGGTCAAATAGGTGTGTGCCTTGAAACTGTGGTGTCTGCATTATGCGAGGTCTCCACTTACTTGTCCTAAAACTCTTGCATCATCTTCATACGCTGTACCAGAACCTACAGTAACACGACAGCCAATAGGAAGTTTGTCTGTTTGCAAAGTAATGCTTTGATTTACAGGAAACATACCGTGTGCCAAATCCGCACCATTAGCAGTATAGTTTGCGTCATAGTCTCCTGCGCCTCTGTCATTAAGGCTGGCAACATTTAGACTATCCCGAACTGCAATTGTTCCTGTACCATTAAAATTAACCCACATCTTTAAACTACCCTGCACCACATAACTTGTATCCAGCGACCCTGCGGTGCTGTGTTCTAGGGTATCTGCTTTGATTTTTCCTAGCGCCATTATTCAGCCTCCAGTGCGGTGATACGTGCTTCTAATTCTTGGATTGTCTTGACCAACAATGGCACAAGTTTGGCTTGGTCAATGCCCTGATACACAGGATTGCCATCGTCATCGACTTCATCTTTAGTGCCAGTTACAGCTTCTGGTACAACGGCCTGTGCCTCATGCGCCAAAAAGCCATCGACAGGAATAGCGTCGTCGCCATCAGTAATCCACTCAAACCTAGCTGGCTTTAGTTGCTTGAGGCGGGTGGTTGCATCCCAGTCGTAGGTGACTGCGGTTTTTAGACGGTAGTCTGATGAGGTGTTATAGGCGGTTGCTGTGGTGCTAACAACAATACCGCCAACCAGCGTTCCAGAGTTATTTTCAAAAACGTGATGATATTGTGCGCTTGTGTTAAAAGAACGAGTATTTATAATTCTGTTTGTATCAGCTGGCTGAAGAGTAAGCATTGCCAAACTAACGGCTGCTGTTGTACCAACACATAGTTTGCCTGACGTATCTAGCCGCATCCGTTCTGTGTTGTCTGGAGAAAATACTAAATTTCGTACACCACTGTTACTACCAAGTACAAAGGTAGTTCCATTGTCTTGAAGATAACCACCTCTATTGCTGTCACTAGAATTTCTAATATGCAGTTTTGGGTTTGAACCACTTAGATGAACGAGACTATCTGGTGACGCAGTACCAATGCCCACGTTGCCTGACGCAATAATCGTGTCGCCAGTGCCATCAGGGTCAATCGTGATGTCGTTGTTACTAGCAAGACTGCTGATTTTATTTGTCTTTACTTCACTCATGCTAGGTCTCCATCTGCTATTACTGACACAAAATCAACATCGTGCGCTGAAGCACCTTGAGCAAAAGTAGCACTTCCTGCCGCTTGACCATATATTGTGTAGTCATAAAAAGCGGCTGAATCTGTGCCTATGCCCACAGAACAATGTTCATTTGCAGAAGAAAAGGCGTTAGTAAGATTGTATGTCGTTCTACCAGTAGATGTGTCCACTAAACTAGAAATATTGAACGAGGACAATGGTGTAGTATTGTTCGCTTGATTAACCGTAAATCTAGCTTTTGAAGCTGTTTGCTTAGTCAGTGTAACCGCACCACCGCCTGTTGATTGAATGGTATCTGCTTTTAATGTACTCATAGCGTCACCAATGTCCCACCGCTTTCAACGGTTAATGTAACACCACTAGCCACAGTAAACGGACCAGTTACATTGGCGTTTTCTGTAGCAAGGATGGTTGTATTTGCTGTAAGGGATTGTGCGTTAGTACGAAACAGACCACCAGCTTTGAAGTTGCCTTTGTTCTCAGCGGCTGGTGTAATCGTACCCGCTTGTGGGGCAAGGTAATTTACAAAGATATTACCTGTACCAGAGGAAGGGGCGGCAGTAAATGTTAGTGTAGTGCCATCAGGAATAGTGTAGGCGGCAGTGTCTTGTACAACACCATCAACTGATACCAGCACATCTTGCACAGAAGATACTGTAGTAGTCAGCGTAAATGTGGTATCGCTACCGTCACCATTAAAGCGTTGTACTGCTTTAGTGGCTTGATAACTACCCGGAACTTTTTGACCAATATACGGCATTATCTATTCCTTATGAACTAATAGTATCGACTACGGAAACCCAAACATCTGCGCTGCTTGCGGTATCACTCTGTACCTTGAGTACATCACTTGCTTGCATTACAACCTTTGCACCGCCATCTAGTACCTGCAAGGCCGAACCTACAGGGATAGGTGCATCTTTAATAATGTAGTGGTCGTTAGACCCATCATTAATAAACACATCCATTAGAATCTGTGTTGTTGTAACATTAGCAATATTGATACCAATAAGTGCATCATCGGAGTTAGCTGTACGCAAGGTTACTGCGCTTGTACCAACATTCCTTGCAATGTTTCTTTCAAAATCCTGTGCCATTTCATCTCCTAATTAAGATAAGTATAATTATACCATACTTTTACTTGTTTGTCAAGTGCTAAAGTGCAATTGCCATAGCTACTGCAAAGCCAGCAGTTGCACCTGTTGCTGGTAGATTAGTCAACTGCGAACCATCTACTCCCGGTAGTCTAGCAGAACCATCTAGCTGTACTGCATTATTAGCAGATGTACCTGCTGTTAGTACTGCAGCAGAACCTAGTCCTAGTGATGTACGTGCAGTACCTGCAGTCTCTAATACAAAGTTAGAACCGTCTCCTACAATAAAGCCACCGTTAGTTACAGCTAGTCCAGCTACGTCTTGAAGCTGTGCATCTAGTCTTGCATTAGCTACTGTACCAGTAAGCTGTGATGCATCAATGCTTTTGTTAGTAAGTGTTTGTGTACCAGACAGTGTAGCTACTGTAGCATCAATAGTAATCTCATCAGCATTAGCAGTAATACCTGTACCACCGATAACATTAAGAGTAACATCACCTGATGTACCACCACCTGTCATACCTGAACCAGCTACTACAGAAGTAATATCACCTACTGGTACTGTAGCTACTTGTGCATCTACGTATGCTTTAATTGATTGTTGTGTAGCTAAGTGGTCAGCACTATTAGAAGACATATTATCTTCATCTTTAATTGAAGTTCCACTTATTGTACTATTCAGCACTGGACTTGTCAAGGTTTTATTTGTTAAAGTTTGTGACCCTGTTAGTGTAGCTACAGTACTGTCAATAGCCACAGTCATTGTCTGTGCTGAACCTGTAGTGTCAATACCTGTACCACCAGTGAATGTTAGTGACTGACTGTCTAAGTCTACATTCTGTGCGCCACCACTGTCACCAGCAAAGTCTAAGTCTTGTGCAGTTACCTGTGCGTCTACATAAGTCTTGATAGCTTTAGCAGATGCCAGTGTAGTATCTGTAGCAGCTACACTAGATAGGTCTGTATCAAGTACACCTGACTTGAGGTTATCTACTTCGATGTTAGATACAGTGTTATTGTCTACGTCGATAGTTTTATTTGTAAGAGACTGTGACCCTGTAAGAGTTGCCACGGTGCTATCAATAGCAAAAGTAACAGCATTACCAGAACCAGAAGTATCAATACCTGTGCCACCTGTAAGCGTAAAAGTCTCGCTGTCAAGGTCGATAGATAAGGCTCCACCTGAGTCTGCTTGGAAGTCGAGGTCTTGCGCAGTTACTTGGCTATCTACATACGCCTTAATAGACTGCTGTGTAGCCAGTTTAGTGGCACTGTTAGATGCCATGTTGTCTTCGTCTTTAATGCCTGTTACGGTAGCACCGTCACCTGCAATGTTTATGCTTGTGTTTGCTACGATTGTTGTGCCTGTAATAGCAGCAGCAGATGCTCCACCGATTACTGTACCATCTACCGTGCCAGCATTAATGTCAGCAGTAGTAGCTACCAAGCTACTTGTTGTTACTGCACCTGCAGATGCACCACCTATAGTGACACCATCAATTGTACCACCGTTAATGTCGGCAGTGTCAGCTACAAGTGCGTCAATGTTTGCTGTACCATCAAGATACAGGTCTTTAAATTCTTTACCAGATGCACCTAAATCAATGTCATTATCTGTAGTAGGTTCAATTACACCGTCTTTGACAACAAACTGTTCTGTGCTTGTACCGCCTACATCAATAGATACTTCTACTTGATTATTTGTATCGTCTACTACAACTTTGTTCTTTGGGATAGCAACACCGGGGTCTCCAATCAATCCTATGACTGGACCTTCTGCGGCTGTACCATCATGCTTGTGACCTGCTGTATTACTAAATGCGGCTACAAGTTGGTCATATTCATTATTGCTATCTGAAGCATCAATAACGTCACCGTCAGTGTACGTGGATTGCCTAATATAACCTGCCATTATCTTCTTGCTCCTGCGGTAAACTCTAGCTGAAACCCTTTCAGGGTGTATGCGGATGATTCTGCGCTATCAACAACTCTCATAGCAATAGCAAAACCACTACCTTCAATTGGTTGCCTAACCAATGGGTTAGATTGACCACCATAAGTTGCTGTACCATACAAAGATGTACCATATAGTGCTACAACAGTACTTGAATCAAAAGGATATGCTGCGGGTCTAGCTACTTGAGGTGCTTCATAGTCATATCTTATAAACAAGTCAGAATTAATAACACCAGTAGGTGAATAGTTAATAATAACCCTTTGAAAGTTTTTGCGTAAACCTGCATCACCCATAGTCAAGTCAGGTGAACGGTAGCGTCCCTTAATTGCTGTACCATCAAAAGTATTACCCTGTTCTTGTCTATACACGTACCCATCAAAACCACCGTGTAAAACAAAAGATTCGCCTTGTATTGTTACAAAGTCAGTACAGGCAGGTTGTATTCCTTCTATTTCAGAAAACTCAAAGCCTTTTTCTTTTAGTACAGCTACTACACCACGTGTTTTTGTTGTACTAGCTATCCCTGTATTAGTAAAAAATAAACGATATTGCGTTTTGTCAGGTATTACTATACTGTCAAACTGTGATACATCTGGAAAATTACTGAATAGTTCTTGAATAGGTTTAGTAATAGCACCCAAATTAACATCATTAATTTTTTCAGTAGCAGCTACTGTACGTATTCCATCCTTACCTAAGAATAGTATTTCACCAGCAAGTTCTTGAATAGTAAAACCGTTAAGACATCCTACATCTCTAGTAACAGGTTGCAATTGAAAATCTGCAATAGTATTTCCAATAAGTCTAAATATTCTTTCTTCACAAAAAATAAATAGTTCATCACGAAAAGGGAACAGTCCGGTAATAGGACTATCTACTCTTATTGCACCTGCACCATTTGCCGTATTGAAATCACTGTCTGTATATGGGGCAGTAAATACAAGTTCTTCTACATTAGCACTATGACCCGCAAAGAAAAAAGCATTTTTATAACCAATTACAAACTTAGGATTAGCAGGTGCGCCTGTACTATTAAGGTCCGTTACATTAGTTCCATCATATTTAGTAGCATGATTAGCACCATCTGCCCATATAATATGTTCTGTACCATTTAAGTTGTACCGAAAATGCGTATATTTACCAGCACCTGACCTACCTGTATCAATAGCTGTCCATGAACCTGTAGTACCAGCTTTATATACGCTTGTTCCTCTAGCCGCTATAACACTACTGTTACCAGCAAAGAAAGCTGACATAAGTACAGGCTCATTAGCAGATGCTGTTTGTGGAACAATATTAGGATTCCATTTTAAGTATCCATCTATTCTTCTATAGCCACCGCGAATGTCTGGTTCGTAATTTAATAGTTCAAGAGCCATACCGGGAGCCATATTAAAGGTAGGCTGGTCAAGAACCAAACCTCCTTCTAATGGAAAATAATATGGATTGAGGCCAGTCTCATCTGCCATTTAAACCTCTAAAATACACTAGCACCAGCACCATATCTTTGAGAGTATGGAATGTACGTAGACCTAATGTAGTCAGCGCGATTAAGAAGAATAGTTTGCATTTGTTTAATACCATCTTCAAAGCGTGAAAAATTAATTCCATACTGCTGTGCCTCACCACGATACTGATATGCGTAGGCAGTAGCACCATCTACAACTACTTGTCTATACTGTTCTGGAACTGTAGGCACATCTCCATGTGCAGACAAAGCTGTAGGTTTTTTATAATACTCAAACTTTAATTCATATGCTTTATCAGGATAAGGAAATAAACCATAGTTATTATCTGGACTTCTAAATACATAAATAGGAACAGCACCTACATTAGATGTAGTTTCTTGTTCAATAAACTTTTGTGTGTATTCTTTGTAGTCTAGTATACGTAAAGTAATACCATTTACTGCAAGTGTATCGTCTTTGCTAATTCTAAAAGTATCATAGTCTATAGACTGGGTATCTGTTGGTACAGTATATCGTGTTTGCCCAGCTACTAATGTTTGTGAGTGTGTATCATGTGTAAAAGGCCAACCAAACTCACGTTGATTAATATAGTTAATAGAATCATTTACTGCATTCTTACACTGTACTTGAAAGCCACGTGCAGCCGCAAAATTAGATGACGTAAGAGAAACCTCATTCATACGAGCAAGAACTTCATTAGTAATGTCTAGGTAAGTGTATGCCATTATGAATCCTTATAAAGAAATGAAAGTAAAGGGGCAAGTTGCCCTGCCCCAATACTATGTTATTTAAGCAAAGTCACGTGCTACTTCTTGAGCAGTCAAGTCACCTTCGTCAGTACAATCCATTAGAATTGCCCAGATACGGAAAACACCCGTAGTCAAAGCAGTACCAGATTGTGTAGCCAAAGTCAGGTCGATGTTGTCATCTGCAACACACATCAGTGGCTGGTAAGCTGCAGCATTTTGTGCTACAGTACCTGCTGCTGTGCCTGATGCGCTGTTGAAACCATCAACAAAACAATCAGCATCAACGCCTGTACCCAAATCCACAGTAGAAGTTCCTGCTGAAGTAGCAGTAACAACTTCAATGCCAGCATTCATAATCATGAATCCCTTTTTGACAGCAATGACTGGAATGACATCGGATGCTGCAAGAGCAGAACCTTTGTCAGTCAAAGCAGTAGCAAAGTTCAGTTCTGTCTGAACCATGTATGGGTTGCGACCACGCTGCGAGTTGCCACGTGCCGCTTGGAGTGTATTATCACCTAGTGCCATAATTCAATCTCCTCTACAGCAAGCAGTATTTGGCGTTAACAAGTGCTTCAGGACGAAGAATCTTGCGGCCATACAGATGCATACCACGGACAATGTCAGCGAAGCTGTCCGGGTCGCGGTAAGTTTCAGTCTTGTTGATTTGGTCAGCAGTAGCAACGGCTGAAGAATGACCAGCAACAATCATGCCAAAGTTATTAGCATTAGTTCCACCTGTAGTAGCTGGACCTGTACCAATAGAAGGCAGGTTGTTAGAAACATGGACTTTAAAGCCATGCAGGTTATTCAAAATCAAACCGTTTTGTAGACCAGCACCACCGAAGTCTGAATCAAACAAACGTGAGTCTTCGTCTTTCAGCAGTTCAACAAACACTGGGTCAACTACCAACCAACGACCTTGTGAGTCCACGTTTTGTAGGTCGAGTTGGCGACCCATACGTGCAATCACTGTCAGTGGGTTAGCAACACCAGCAGTTGTTGGTACGGCTTCGGATGCGCGAGGCTTTAGGCCCACACAGTTAGCAGCGTTACCAGCATTGAAGTCGGCAGCAGTCAGTTTCATTGAGGCAAGAAGTTCATCTGTACCTGCTGTTGGAACTGAAACAGTACCGTTAACAATGTTATTAACTACGTTAG